TACGCTGAGTTTATATCAAAATATTAATAACGCAATTATTACACAGGCTGAAACTGATATCCCATTGTCTGGATATGACACCAGTTCAATGTATATCACCCCAATCGATTCTGCTGGTACTCCAGTGGGCAATCCTATCACTGTCGACAATACTGCAATTACCGCAGACGAGCTTGATGTTACTGCTGACTCTGGTGTTTCCAGTCCTGCTGCCAAGATTGAAGGCTACCTAACTGGCGATGGTAAAGCACCAAACGGTTTGGTAACCGGTGCCGGTATCAGCTTCCCTGCTAACCCAAGCGAAGGTGACTATTTCCTACGCTTAGATTACTTACCAAATCGTTTATTCAGATTTGATGGTAGCTTCTGGCGCAAGATCGAAGACGTTGTACGCACTAACATTACCCCAGGTGCTGCAAACAATGCGACTCAGCGCAATAGTTATGTAAATAACACCAATACCTTTACTGACGCATTAGGGCAAGTCCATAATGAACGTCAGAATTTAAGTCTAGCATTGACACCACGTGCAGACAATCCAGATAACGAATAGAGAATATAATGGCCGTTCAATTTGCTTACGATGCACAAATACGTAGATTCGTATTACAGTTTGTTAGACTCTGCTCAAACTTTCAAGTAGAGTTTGGGCAGGATTCGTCTGGTAATAAAACTCTACAAACAGTTCCTGTATACTATGGAGATGCTAGTCGCCAGGCGGCAATGATCTTGCGCGGCAATAGCGAAAATACATTAAATGCTGTTCCTGCCATGGCTACTTATATATACGGTCTAGTATATGACCGTGAACGTATGCTTAATCCTACCTACGAAGGTCGGGTAACTGTTAGCGAACAGGCATACAACCAATCCACACAAGCATACACTGGTACAAAAGATAATATGTATACTGTTGAACGCTTGATGCCGGCTCCGTATAAGTTGCAGGTTAAACTAGACATCTGGACTAGTAACATAGATCAGAAACACCAACTAATTGAGCAGATATTACCTTTGTTTAATCCCGGATTAGAAATTCAAAATTCTGACAATTATGTTGATTGGTCAAGTCTGAGTGTTGTATTTTTAACCGACGTTAGTTATACTAACAGAACTGTACCAATGATGGGCGATGATACTACCATCGACATTACTACCTTAACATTTGAAATGCCAATTTGGCTAAACTTGCCTGCTAAGGTTAAAAAGGCCGGTGTTGTTACGCAAATTGTTGCTAGTATATACGGCAACGATGGTGGATTAAACCCAGACATTGTAACAAATTTACAAGGGCTAATGAGTCAACAAAAATTCACACCGCTATCCTACGAAATTTTATATATGGGTAATACCTTGACACTATACCAAGGTCCAATTAGCACCGACGACGGTAACATATATGGTGAGAAAGCCAAGTGGGACGGACTAGTAAATCTATATGGTGCATTAACCAATGGTGTAAGTCAAGTTCGTTTACAGTTTACTCATTCCGATGGGCCACATGAGATTGTTGGTACTGTGGCATACGACCCAACAGATTCTGCTAGTTTATTGTTTACTCCAATTTCCGCAACACTACCGGCAAATACCGTACCTGCGGTGAATGCAATTATCGATCCAATGAATGTAACTGTTAATAGTAATATTTTAAATCCGGCGACCGGAACACGTTACTTGATTTTAAATCCAATTGGCGATGCTGATACTTTTCCCGCAGTGGCATGGCAAGGTGCTGCCGGCACCAACTTAATTGCTAGAGCAAACGATATCATTGAGTGGAATGGAGCTTACTGGACTATAGTATTTGACAGTAGAGAACCTGCTATACAATACGTAACCAACTTGAATACTAGTGTTCAGTATCAATGGACCGGTACTCAGTGGGTCAAGAGTTACGAAGGTGTTTACAAGACTGGCGAATGGAGTTTGGTGCTATAATGGCAGACAAGCATACAGAAGGTTGCGGCGCATTAGTCTACGCCAAGAACACTAATCGTTATCTTTTCTTACTACGCAACAGGCATCGACAACAGGGCTTTTGGGGTATAGTCGGTGGCAAGATTGACGCAGGTGAAACTGTTATACAAGGTCTTGTTAGAGAAATTAGAGAAGAAATTGGTGTTGACTACACCAAGAAGAAATTCATTCCTTTAGAAACATTTACCGCAGACAATCAAAAGTTTGTCTACTACACTTTCTTAGTAACAGTAGATGATGAGTTTGTTCCCACACTAAACGAGGAACATAGAGGATATTGTTGGGTTGAGTTGAAGGACCACCCAAAGCCCTTGCATCCTGGGCTCTGGCGTAGTTTTAATTTTGATATTGTTAAGAAAAAGATTAAGACCTTAGAATCAATATTAAATTAATTCTCTGTAGCAACTGATAAAATTCCAATATCAGCTTCAATAATAAAATCTCTATAATTAATCTGTCTAAAGTTTACCAATGGGGTTATTCTGGAATGTACCCAATGCGTGTCGTATTGCATTACACGCACAAATTCTACATCAGAATAGGTAGTAATAACATCACAAAGACTTACTGCAAAGAATTCGCCGTTGTCTGTATCTGCACTGGTTGGATAGCCATTTGTATCTTTATAAATATTGTTCATTGTGCTTAAATCATCATAGTGATCATACCCAATTAGAAATACTTTTTTGTGTCCATCAAAGCAGGCCATATACGCTGCAATAGCGCCGGCATCAATTTGAACGTTTTGCGGAATTAAATAAAACTTACCAGGATACTCTAATACTTTGTCTGCTGTAGAGTAAACAATGTTATCAGCTGTATAGTCAGAATTGGCAATTTCATCAACTATTACATCGCCGGTTGCTATTAAAAAGTCCGGAGTCATGTCACGATATAGTGCGTTGCAACCATAACTTTGTAATCTGTTGGCACCAAGTAATCCACCTTGGTGTTTAGCAATATACTGTAGATCAAATCCCAGTCGACTTTCGCCGTTGCCAATTGCCACTGCTTGTCCAGTGGTATATGTATTTGTAACACTATTTGGTACAAATTCTGTTTCTGGATTCCACTCACCGCTGACCAAATTAAGTTGAGTAACAATGTTTTCACCTGCATAGTTAGCGCGATAAATCTGTTTTAGTTTTTGCATTTAAAATCTTCCCACGACCACTTCAATGGTCTCTATTGTATTAGTATTTATCGCTTCCAGTGCTTTACCTACAACACAACCGGGTACAAACTGACTATTATCAATTGCTTGTGCTACTCCTGCTGTTGTGCTTGTTACAAGTACTTGACCTTTGCGTACAGGACCCTGTACACGGCATGGTACACGCCCTGTCATTGCTACCGGTAATCCTTCTAATTCTGAATTCATTAAATAAGCAGGATTGGTAGATATGATACCAGCAACGGCCGTATCATGGCTAGTTGTTGTTACTGTAATTTCTGCACTACCACCAAACACAACTACCGTGCCCGGGGCATATTCTGAATCTGGGGTATAATTTTCTGCCAAGTCGGCGTATTGTGCTGTAGTTGCTTTACCACTATACACACCAGCAGATGATATATTAACAACCGATGCCATTGTTCCAGCGGCTGTTCCAAACGCAAAATTTAAGTTTCCTCCTGAGTTTGTTGAATATATCCCAATGCCACCAGTGCCATCTGTAAACGACAGACCGCCGCCATAACTGCCACTTGCTTGTAAACCGTAATTGCTTGCCGTAGTTGGACCTGCATTTGATCCGCCAACTACCTTTGCTGCACTTGCAGTACCAGATACGGTTAGCCCAGTTAATGTGCCAACGCTAGTGATTGCTGATTGTGTAGCACCAGTTACAGTTGCAGCTGACCCAGTTGTGTTTTGATTTAAAGTCGGGATTAACGATGCACTAACCGTACCTGTTGTTAAATTACTTGCATTTAAACTTGTTAAGTATGTACCTGTGCCAACAATGTTAGCACCAATATTACCAATCGTACCTGCATATAAGTTTGTAGCATTAATTGTATTAACGTACTCTGTTGCTGTTACTGTTTCGGTATTAGTAAATGTCTGCGTGCCTGTAACTGTTAGATTACCATTTATTGCAAAATTACCAAGTACAGTTGTTGTTACGCCAGTGGTTCCTAAACTTGTTAATCCAGCAAGTGTTGTTACGCTTGGTTGCGATGCCGTTGTTACAGTACCAGCAGTTGCGGCACTACCTGTTGTATTTTGATTAAAGGTTGGCCATGTAAATGTGCCTGTACTAAAATTGCCCGAAGAAGGAGTTCCTAATGCTGGTGTTGTTAATGTCGGGCTAGTTAGCGTTACGCCAGCGACAGTTGCGGCTGTTGCACCTAATGCTACTGCTGTTGACCCAATTGTTACACTACTGTTTGTTAACGCAGAATTTGGAATACTTGTTAGGCCTGTTCCGGCACCAGTAAATGATGTTGCTGTTAATACCCCGGTACTAACCGCCGATGTTGTTGTGATTGTACTATTACCAGACCAATAATATAAAGGTACAGCGCCAAATGTACCATTATTGTTATACTGTATTTGTCCTATGGTTCCGGATGCAGAGCCGCCTCCGCCTGTACTAATCGGGTATCCGTTACCGGTCCAGAATAGTCCTGTGGTAGTGTAAATACCGCCGCCAAGAGTCACATTGGAGTTGACTATTAGATTACCAAATACTTGTGTGCCGGACTGTAGTTTTGCCATAGTTTAGTATTTATCGTTATAGACCGTTGGTTGGTAGGCCGTATCTAGTGGCAAAATAATTGTAGTTGTTTAATTGTTCTGCGGCGGTTAATTGTCTATTGTATAAGGCAACTGCGGCAATGTTACCACGAAAATCGCGAAGATCTCCGCTGTAACCTTCTGTGCCCAAATAGTAAGCAAAGTTGCCGGCAAATGCTCCATTTGTTGTATTGGTTCTTGCACCACCTAAAACGTTCCACCCAGATGCCAAGTTAGCATTAGTAGTGGTTGCTACACCGTTGATATAGTAAGTAGTTGTGCTGTTGGCCCAGCCATCATTGTTGTCTGGGTTTATTGTTTGCCAAGGTCCAGTTCCATTGGCATTTTGAAGACGCAGGCTCTTGTCACTACTGGTAGCATCCGTACTAGAGGCTATTAATCCAACTAGTCCGCTTGATGTAGATAGAGTAAAGTCAGGTTGAAATACTATGGTACAATCAAGATAATTTTGTGTCACTGTTGTACTGATAAAGTTACCAGAGCCTGCGGTAGGGAAACGCCAGTAACTGGATTCACTGTAGGGACCGGCACTGGTCCAAGTTACAGTACCATTCATTGTGGCATTATTGTTAGCTGTTAAATCAAATACAGGAACACTATTGCCTGTGGTTACGCCGTTACCATTAAAACTGCTTAATTTACCAGCGTCTATGTAAGCTATTAATCCATTGGTTACTAGCATGCCAGTGACTTCATCAAAAGAATTTTGAACGTAAATTGTGCCAGACTGATCTTCACGTTTTGCAAATGATGCTAATGCCGCATTAGTTGATCCCGTAGAAACATATTTGCTTGCGTAAGAATTAAGCTCAAATTGAGCTCCCCAAATATAAATCCCCGATGTGCCGTCACCTGAATAAAGTCCGCCTTCTGTTTGATTGCCTGTAATGTATATAGAATTAAATAACCCGGTACAGGTTCTAGTTATCGAGCATCTATACCACCCATTACCAATATTGGATATAGATGCTGTTATCCCGCCGCTAGTAGATCCTAAGGTCCCCGTGGATAAATTAAAGTACCTGCCATAACTTGCTCCATCATAAACCTGCAAATGCAACAATGTCCATTCAGCTGCTTTGGCATAGATTGAAAGGGTATAAGTATTACCAATCGTACCCGACACATTCTGTCTGGTTGCATGATACACCGAAGTTGTTCCAGATACTAATTTATAAGCGGTGGCCGTACTATCTGGGGCGGCAGTAGCACTAGTTGGTGTAATGGTGACATCATACAGGGTTGTACTCCAAACAGAGTTTGAAAAATTTTGAGAATATGTTAGTAAATTTGTAAACACCCCAGAGGTTGGATTATAAGTAACTTCGTCTAATAGTGCGGCATAAACAACATTACCACGTGTGCTGATAGTTGACTGCGTGACTTCGTCAAAGTAGCCGTTGTAACCGTTGGTTATTAGATTACCAGTTTTAGTTAACCTGGTTGTAAGAATCTTAGCCATCAATTACCCAAAGATAGTATCGAGGCTGTTGGTTGTACTATTGAACATTTGATAAACGGCGCTGGTGGTATTTCCAGACCACGTAAAGTCCACACGATTATTGACAAACACATTGCCCATTGTTAAATTGCCGTAACTTGTTACAGCAACGTTGGTGTTGGTAACTCCAGTACTACTTGTAAGAGCCACCACAACACTCTGTTGAGATTCTGACCAGTAAAGTGCTACGTTTGATACCAGACCGTTGGCGCGGTTAAATATGAATCCTACGTCTACGTTAGCCTGTGTTGAAGCTTGATGCAATACTGTCAAGGGATCTAAAAAATACTCTATATTAGTATCTAAATCCCAAATTTTTGGTCTAGTTAATCCCATTTGTTTACGTCCTGTTTTATTATGTATTTATCGCCAAACAAAAAGCGCACTCGAGTGCGCTTTTGTTACATATTTTAGTAAATGTTTAGAAACGACCAACAACTACCTCAATAACTGCTTTACCTGCAAAAACAACTTCTTGTAGTGCTTTACCAATAACTGTGCCAACTGCTGGGCTATTGTTTACTTTAGCATATCCAAATCCTGCTGATAC